ATGGTCATACGTGATCGTACCTGCCGTGATCGGGGCGTTCAGGACGAGGTTGTCCGTCTTGTCCAAGAAGGACCACTTGTGTGCCTTGCGCTGCCTGATCGGGGGCGGGTTGTAGAACTGCCGTAACCCAGACCGGACCACGGCGTCTACCACGGCCACCTCGGAGGTGGCTAGGGCATCCACGGTTGAAGCCCCAGAGACGGCAAGGTCGCCGCCATAAAGGTGGTGGGCAACCTGTGACCTCAGTTCCTCGAAGTTCATTGACAGCGGGGTTTCGGCCATTGGATACCTCTATAAAAAACGTACGGGGCCGGGGTTGCGGGAAACCCCAACCCCGTACGGGCTGAAAGGGAGGCGAATCCCTTGGGCTATCGTTCGCTGGCTCCGGCGATGGAGTCAACAGTTACCACTACAGCGTTCGAGTCAGTACACTTGGCGAGAATGACTGGACGGAGAGGCTCGTCGGCTGGAACGAGTGTCGTTCTAGCGACCTTGTCTCCGACCTGAATCCCGTCGATGTAGAAGCGGGCGTCGGTCCCGTCGAACACAAGGCTGAAGTTGACATACGTGTCAGCAACCAGCGTCTTGGCAACAGCGGTATGAATCGTCGGTGCGGCCAAGCTGGCCCCGTGGACGAGACGCAGATCCGCAGCGGTGGCAAGCAGTTGGAGTCCAACACCGTCAACGGCCATGAGAACGCCAGTGTCGTCAACGATGTTGTTCGCAGCGACGGCCTGAGAGTCGGTCATCCACCCAACGAACAGGGACTTTGCGCTTGCGACTTGATCCACCTTGAACCGAATCGCGGCAGCACACTGCTTGTCAGCGACGAGCTTGAGGCATCCCACGCCTCCTTTGACCGCTCCGAGGCCGACTTCGTCGTTGTCGGTCCCGTCTGTGGTGAGAACGACTTCTCCGAATCCTGCCCCACTAGAGAGGACCGTGGACCCAGTATCGGCCTCTAGGATGAGGTATCCACCACCAACGCCGGGGTCGAACGGAAGGAAGTCGTCAAGCGCGAACGCGCCGTCCTTGCCACCGGACTTGATGCCGACATTCCAACTCTTGACGGGGATCTTGTACTCGAAGCCGCCGCCGAGGACGCTTCCAGAGTTTCCGCTCTTGTGTGCCATGCTCATGATTCAGTTCCTTTTTGACTCTGCCAGTTTCAAAAGGCCCCCCACCAACCTTGGCAGAGTTTGGAAGGTGGGGGGCGTAATAGTAAACCTCTCCTAACCCTTAGCCAACACAAACTGGCTACGACGGTCGTTACAGAAGAAGTTATAGGTGCAGTCAACATACTGGGTAATAGTACGGTGATGCAACGGGTGCGGGGATACACGGCTTTCTTTCATGTATTCTCCGCTCAGAAATACTGGCTTGAAATTATTCCAGTTCACGCCAAACACGGCGTCAACATTGTTGCCAGCAGAGTAGATGTCATCATCAATCTTGGGAACCCAGATAACAGGGCTGCGACGGAACGACACAAGTCCATCCTTGCTAGCAACGTCATTTCCCAGATTATCGTTTTGCGATTCCAAAATTTCTTCCATCTTCGACACAACAGCGTACGTGGTGTAGTACGCAGCGTCGATGCTCTTGTTGTTGAAGGGGCCATCAACAGGAGGCTGGAAGTACGTCTTGGCCGATGCTTCCCTCATCTTACGGATGAGATCGCTCTTCGAGACGTTCGTGTACTTGCCGACCCAGTTGCGCCACTTGCTCTTGTCGTTGATACCATCCTCGCCAACAGAAGGAGCAAGTCCGCCAACCTTGGTGTGACCGGCGTCCACGTTGGCGTCGGAAACGGGCAGGTTGCCCTTGAAGCCAGCCGTGGTCGGGGGTCCGTTGCCGACAGAATTAGCGTCGTCCTTGGAAATCCAATACTTGAGTCCAAGGGGAGCGATTTCGTCAGAGCTTGCCGGAGGCTCGCCCCAGAAGTTCGACTCCATCAACTCTGCCAACGAGGTCATCGCGTCGATACGCGAAACCTTCAGCAGGTCGACAAGGCGTGACGGCTCCTTGTTCATGGCAACGATCCGCTCTTCGATTGCCCAGTGCGTCTCACTATGACGCCAGTTGACCTGCCCCGTGTCCAGCACATCGGCTGTCGTCGGGTTGTCTTCCTCGTTCAGTTTTACGTTCCTAGCTGCATTATTAGAATACAGGCGAACATTGAACTGATGACCATAGCCACTTCCGAACTGAACTCTCTTCTTCCGAAGAAGCTCGGGCATGGCAGTGTGCTTCTGAATAGACGGCACGAGGTCCGTCCACGACAGCTTCTCGAAGTTCTTCAACGTCGAGATGATGAGGTCTAGGTAGTCACTGCTGTCTCGCGTGGAGGCAGCGTTATGAATACCGGATGCAATTTGATAAGCCATAGTTTCTCGCTATCAGGTGATCCAACCCTTCTCCTTCTGCCACTGGTAGGCCGCTTGCACAGCCTTCTGTTCTGCCGAGAGAGGTTCAGGGTCCTTGTGCGTCGGCACAGCCGTCGTCTGGGAACCCATCTGTTTGGACTTCTCTGATACCTTTCTCAAAGTTTGGTTTTCGATACTTCCACCGAAGGTCGCCCCAAAGGCTTCCTTCACCAGTTGCCCCATAGGAGGAACCTGTTCTCTCCGTGCGGCATATCCATGACCGAGGCGAGAAACTGCGTTCGCCAAAGCCTCACGATTTTCGGCTGTGTCGGGTCCTAGATCATCATAGGAGCCACGACCGAACATCGATTCGTCCATAGTATTGCATATTGAGTCGAACTCGTCAGCACTCTGTTTTGCAATTCTGTGTTGCTCCCTAGACTGGAAGGCGTGACTGACACCCCTAAGCTGGTCAATCTCGTCTCGCATCACAGACATCTGATCGGAGTAGTGCTTGTTCATCTTCACCAGAGCATCGTCGTCCTCGAAGTCCTCTCCAAGGTCAAAGCCGGTATTATCGGGCTGCTCGTAGTTCTCGCCTACCGTGTGGCTAACCTGACCTATCATCCTCTCAAACGCAGCCGGGCCTCCAGAGAAGTTCTGGACCTCGTCCCGGCTGAGGTTGAGGTAACGGCCCCACTCGAAGTGAGACTCGTTCCACGGTGACTGCATGGGAGCGGCAGCTGGATCAGGTTGAGTTGTCCCACCACTTACCCCTCCGTCTTCGACGGAGTCAACTTCTTCTGTTTCCTGTTCCGCTACTTCTTCCATATCGGGGAGAGGAACTGTGGGTTCCTCGTCAACGATACTGTTCTCGTCGTCGATCCTCTGCTGGACTACCTCGTCGGGAACAAACTCTTCCGTCTGCACTTCTTCTGTCTCGATTGCAGGCTCGTTCGCCTTCTCATCAGCCATTGTTCATCTCCTTCTTGGTTTACGGTTACTCTCGTCATACACTAGCCACGAAAACTTCTAAATCAACAGCAGCCGAACCGGTCGGCCTCACCTGAATGTTTGCGAGGTCTGCCATCGTTCCGAAGGTTGGACTGGTAGAAGCCGCTGCCAACATGAGGTCGTCTGGCGAACCAAGAACGTGACTCTCACCCGCTCGCAGTGTGACCTGATACAGGGTTGCCCCTGTCACAACGGCGATCTCGACGGACTCGGTGTCATCAAGGTTGGTCAGCCGAATGTACTTAGCGTCCTCGGTGTCCAACGCTCCAGCCGCTGCGTATGCGTTGCTGTTGAACGTGAGGACCGTTGTATCCTGACCGTTCACACAAGTAACGATCCGCTTCATAATCTCGTTGATTGAACCTATAGACAGGGTAACTGTCCCGCCTTGTTCAACACCGTTTAGCTCAACCGACTCAGTCAGAGTCACCGTGAGCGTAGCAGCTGTAACTGTGGTAGCCATATTTTACCCTCTAGTGGACTCCGTCGTTATTGTGCATGCCGATCTTGCGCAGGTACTTGGTCTGGTGTCTCAGGCTCTTGAAATGCGGCCTACCATCAGTGTCAAAGAAGGTCGGGACCCCGTTACGCTTGGCGTGGTCCATCGCAGCTTCCCGATCCGAGGGGTGAACGGACGCGCCGTCCGACTTGATTACCTGAGAGGGTTCCCACGAACGCCTGATTTGTCCTAAACCCTTGGGGTTCCTGTTGAAGTCCCTGCGGGTGACCTCTTTACCGTTGACCCTATACACGACTGTCACTAGTACCCCTCAGAACCAATAGGGCGGACAGGGTGGTGTTCGAGCAGGCGGTACGGGTCCATGAAGCTGGGCTGTACCCTTGTCCACCAAGGAAACACACGGCGACCCAGCTTCTGTCTCAGCTGTCTCGTCCGCTTCTGTCTCATGTCCACTGGTGTTGGTGGGGGAGGTCCGATCTGGATGCTGTGGCCAGCCCCAATACGCCTAGCCTGATCTTCGGCGGCTCGGATGCCGTCATCGGAAAGGTGGCTGTAGCCAGCCCCAATACGCCTAGCCTGATCTTCTATCCCAGAGAAGACCTGCCCCGGATTTGTACTTTGCATTGTCTCGAAAATTTGGCGTTGAAGGTTGGCGATCCTCTGCCTCAGAAAGGCTGCTCTCGCCTTCTTCTCAAACGCCTTTCGCCAAGAACTTTTCTTTTGTGGCATCTTTACGCCTCGTTTCTAAGTGGCCTGTGTGCTCGCCGTACCGGACCTCTCGGTCTGGGCATCATAAGAGGTTCTTCGTACCCCGGCCCACCATGTCCGGGCACCGGAGGACTCATGCGACTAGGTGGTAACAGCCTAGGGATGTCTCTGGGCACTGGTGGGGCTGGTGGTTCCATAATCCCCCTAGCCCCCGGAGGAGGGGCGAGCCTGTTCGGCGGCAGGATGTCATGCCAGCGGCCGGGACGCGGACCTCGAGGGCCACCGGAGAATTCCGGGTCAATCGGTTCTTCTCTATAGTCAGGCACGAGGACCTTGAGTTCTTCTTGACTTTCCTTTAAGTCCTTGAACAGCTTGTCCAGCTGTTTGCGGGCGGCTTTTTGCTCCTTCTTTTTCTCGGCAACCCTCTTCTTCCCCGACTCTTCCTTCTTCTTGATCAAATCCTGCCACCGCTCTTTCCCGAGATCAAGCGCGCGTGACCCAATCGGCGGCAGGGGCTGCACCCTGCTGCTTGGTGCTTGCATTGAAATCCGACCGCCGAGCCACGGGTCGCTTGGCATAGCAAATATGCCCCCGTCTCCGATCCCGATGTTCGGCAGTTGGTAATCACGAACCGGTGGCTGGTAGGCTGCGGGGGGCCGTGGAGGGGCAACGTGTCCAGCAGGAGTTCCCTGCGGAGGCCAACCTCGGGGCATCATAAATTGTTGTGGCATTATCCCATCCCTGTTAGTTGACGCATTGCACCAGCGTTTTCGCTGTCCTGACTTCTACCACCCATCATTGTATTTATCAATGTCTGCTCCGCACCCTGAGGAGTCGCCCCCGGCCTCGAGATGCGCTCGTTGATGTTGTGCTGCACACCGCCCTGAGGACCGCCCTCCTGTCCGCCCTGAGCCTCAGCCGTAAGCTGGTTCATGTCCATGCCCGGAGACTTCACGATGTCAAGTAACTCGGGCAGGTCGGCGTACTTGCTGTAAATCTTAGCCAGTTCTGCGAAGTTGATCTGTAGCCCCTGCTGCATCATTATCGGCATGGCTGGCATGAAGACGCCCGTGACCAGCTGGTTGATCTGCTGCATCCTCTGGGCAGGAGAACGGTACTGCATCGAGTGAGGTTCGATGTCAATGTCGTAGTTGTAGTAGTCCACTCCACCGCGCTCACCGGCAGTCAATGGAGACTGGAGAGGAGGCATCCCCCCACCCAGTTGGACCTCGGCGTTGTAGCTCTCGGATGGGTTCTCCCACAGGTAATACCCAAAGGCGTGTAGGACCTGCTTCGTGAACAGGTAGACCCTGTCCTGCATGCCGGACACTCGCTGGTTGGCCGAGGCGTACAGCAGCTGGTCCTGACCCAGTGTCTCTGCCTGAGGACCAAGGCCACCAAGAGCGTCCAAGTTGCCGTTGAGCCAAGAGAACAGTTCCTTTGACTGGAGCATGAAGGCGAAGTTGCTCTGGTCCACGCCGCCGAAGCTCTTGGCCTGAATGGCGTCAGGGTTGTCGACCGCGACAATCTCGCCGTCACTAGCCATACGGAGACGCTCGGCGTCCTCGCTGTCCTCGCCGCGAGTGACACCAACATGCTTCACCCGCTGGGCCTGACGGTCCAGCTTGCGGTAGAGTCCGTTCACGATCCTGTGAAGTCCCTGCCACATCATGGCTGGGGCCAATGGCATTGTCTGTCCGTCCACCTCGTTGAAGAACAGCTTGTGGAATGGGCCGTTTTCGGGTCCGTCCCACTCCACCACCCTCAGGGGTGGGCCATCATCGTTTGGAAGAGTCGTGACGAGCAGCTTCTCCTCGGGGATGAAGACCTCCCAGAGTTCAACCCTCGGGTCCATCTCGTCGTCAGATGCCGACCATCCCTGAGACAGTGTGTGGAGACGCTCGTCACCCGACTCATTGAAGTTCGTGATCTCAGAACCCCTGAGCTTCTCTCTCACGTTCTTTCGGAACGACTTGTCGTTGATCGCATCCTTGCGATTCACCCTGTACCGGTGACCCTCGAAGGACACCTCCTCGACAACACGGGCCGTCATGTCGTGGACCCAGTCGTCTAGAAGAATGGACTCCACGAACGGCTCTGTCTTGCTGAACTCGTAGTTGTCGACCGTGTAGTCTCCCATCGACTTCAGGCCAACCTTCATAATCCCCATCGAGAACAGGGCCGACCTGACCACCCGCTGCAATGCCCGGTGGATGCTGTAGTCGGTCAGCTTTCGATTCATAACGACCTCCAGCTTCGCAGCCTGAGGCCGGAACTTGGGGATGTCGCAGAATACGGAAACTCTGGGCGGCTTGGAGGCGAGGTTCTGCAAGTAGATGTTCGCCGCAAGCTCCATGAGGTTTACATGAACAGGCTTGGTGGCGGCATCATCCGAGTAGTAGACACCGACATACTGCTCGATTGATTCCCTGTGCCTGCGGCGAAACGGCTCCATCTTGCGCCTTGAAGCCTCCATCGCCCTGTGCAGGCGAGCCATGTCCTTGCTGTTATTCGGGTTCACTACCAGCCATCCTTTGACAGGGCCTTTTCCAGTTCACGCTGCTGACGACGCCACTCGAAGGACATAACGTGAGGCGGGGCGGCATGCCTCTTGGCAGACTTTTGCTGACGTTCCCTGACCACCTTGCAACACAGTGCGTCAGCAATAACCACATCACCGTGATTGTCTCCAGAGTCCGATGGGTCGGGCGTCGTGTTCGCCCCACCGTGTTCTATGCGACCGCTTGTAGTGTAGACAAACTCCAGTGCCTGAGCGACAGCCCTAGACGATGGGTTTATGAAAGTCTTTGAAACAAGAGAGTCCCTGTAACCTGTCAGTAAGTCCTTCTTTGCCTCCGCGTTGCTGAACCACCCCGGTCGATCCGATTGCTTCCTGCGGAGGCTAGTCTCGTCAGTCTTGTAGTATATGTTCGAGTACCTACAGTCGTCCACTACGGTCCTGCCGAAGGTTCGCCCCGGACCTGTTGCTTCCCAGATAAGGTAAGCACCACGTCCGCCATGCCCGTGAAACATCCGGCATAGCGCAACAGCAAGCTCCGCAAAACGATTCGCGCTGACCTGATTAGAACAAAGCTCCGCGACCTTCTCTCCCGATAAACGATCCCCCACTGACAGAGCAGAATCGCTCGCGCCAGTACCCTGAGACACATCGCAGCCAACAACGTAATCACGATCAAGCGGAGGCATGCCGTTTTCATCGAGGTCGCACCAGAGTCTCAGGTCACCTTCCCCTTCAATGAATTCCGGCTCGTACCCCGGCAGCACCCTCAATTGTCCTATATGTGACGGCTCCCTGCAAAACTCTAATCGCAGTTCCCGCATGGTTTGTGGATCAAAGAACGGGTACGCCGAACCCTGATAATCGATGTCCAGCTGGGTGGCGATCTCCACGGCGTGGCTACGGCGTACGCATTCCTTGTCGTACCAAGGGGAGCGGCAGCCTTCCTCCCCACTGGGCACATCCTGATCGAAGACGAACCCATCGGGGAACTTGTAGTCCTCGTCGACTATCTCCACCTCCCCGTTCCTGTGAGGGATGTACAGGCCAGCCCCCTTCTCTGGGTGGTCGGACCAGTGCATCCTGATCCTCGGGGTCCCCGCCTCCAGCTGGGCGAAGAAGGCATTTGCCGTTCCGTTGGGGGTACTGTTGAACAGCCTCGTGTTCGTGTTGTCAGCAGTAGCCGACAGCACGTCCCACCCGCCCTGATCGAAAGCGGCGAACTCGTCTATGAGCAGGGCAGTACGACGGCCACCACGGCCAATGTTATCGGTCGTTGACTCGCCCTCGATCTTGCTGCCGTTCTCCTCGTTTATCAGCTTTAGCTTGTTCCGCTTCCTCTGGGGGCGCATCCAAGACGGGAGTCCCTTGAGGATGAAATCGATGTGGGAGAACAGGGAGTCACCCGCGCCGTCAACGAGTGCCTCCTTTCTGCTCACCATCAGGAAGCTCTCCATCGGACGGAACAGCCAGTGATAGGCAAACGTCGTCAGGCATATCCACGACGCCCCCATGTCTCGAGACTTCTCGACGATCACATCGGTCATGCCAATGGACTCGTCGAGACACAGGAAGGCGTTGTCTTGGAACTTCCAAGTGATAAACGGCAGCTTGGGGCTGCGACCGTCACTGATTACACGAGGGTCGTACGTCCACGCGAACGTGTTGATCCAAAACAGGATGTCCCTGCTACAGGCGTCCCAGAGGACCCGCTGGAGTTCCCTGTCATTCCCGCTCTGCTGGAGAATCTCCTGCCGGTACAGCAGGTTCTCCTCCAGCGTCTTCGGGACTTCCAAGGCCAGCGGCATTCCTGAGGAGCCTGACCATCTTGGCGATTTCATCTGTGGAGCGCGAGGCATCTTCCGCAAAACCCTCCATGACCTCGTCAGAACTCTCCTGACGGGAAACCATCCTCATCCACTCGACGTAGAAGCTCTTGGGATCGTTGCGGGCGAACTGCAACAAGCCCCAAGACCCACTACTGGGAGCAGTCTCGGGGTCAACGTCCTCCACGGCAAGATTCTCGTATACCCACTGGTAATCCTGCTTCAAGGAGGAGGTCCTGCCCTCAAAAGCAGACTTCTTGGCGTACTTGCTTGGCAACTCGGGGGGGCTTACCACATTTTGCGGGGTAGAGGCGGGTGGCATTGCCGCCCCCGAGTTATAGCCAAACTCATCAGCAGCCGCGTACCAAGAATCCTTCTTTGAATGACCCTCGTCCTCCAAGGCTTTCCGAAGAGCCTTGAAGTCGGACCAATTCCCTTCGTCTTTCAGACGCTGCGCGAAGTCCTCGGTAGCATTGCCCATTACTTCCCTCCAAAGTCAGCCCCGATGTCCTCGACAGGAATCTTCTTCATGTCATCCTCAGAGGGCATCTTTACTCGAGGGTCAAGTGCCCAGAGGACGTTGGCGTTCTTGGCCCATTTACGCATCCTGCGAACAGGGACGATCAGGTTGAAACCCTCACCGGCCCCACGGACAAGCATCCCTACATATCGACCGTCAGTCAAGTATACGCCGCCACCCGAGCTTCCGGGGAAGGCCGTTACCGTCGTCTGGTCGAAGGTTACCTTGCCGATCAAGCGACCGTGCTGACTGACGATACCTGAAGTCATGCTGTTCGAGCCCACTTGGCCAAGTAGGGAGCCCACGTGAAAGAGGCGGGTTCCCAGCTTGGGCGGCTTTCCCTCGTCGTAGAAGATCGCGCTGATCTTGATAAAGCCCTTCTTGCGGACACGAAGGATGGCGAGATCGTGGCCGTTGTCGGCGTCCGAGTAACGAATCACCTCGGCGTCCATCTCCAGCCTGCCAACCGTCCTGCCGCCCTCCACAAGCGTCTTTAGAATCTTGGCGTCGTCGAACTCGATAATAGTCCGCTGGGTCCCCGTCTTCGGGTCCGTAACCTTCCGCGTCTTACGCAACCCATCCACCACGTGCCCCGCCGTCCATACGAACGTCTGATCGCCTCTACTGATGGCAACGCCGCTGCCTTCCGAGAAACCCGCCCTGATCGTTACGCTGATGTCCTGCATGTAAGCCGGAACATCCTTCGGCAGCTTCTGGTCGTGGGCCATCGTATAAGCAGCCATTACCGAAACAGCTGCCAATGCGGCCAATACCTCGACCAACCTGAGTGACGGGTCCCTACGCATCCTTCTTCCTCCTGTTGGGCTTTCCGCCCAGTTCTCGCCAATACTCGGCTCGCAACATGCGATCCGCATAGTGGCACCAGAATACTAGCATCGTCGTAGCAGCACTGTTGCCGACGACAATGGAACACAGGATAAGGGTTGGGTCCCCCTCGGAACATACCACTACAGCCACTAGCTGGCCCACCAAAGCGGCCAGCAGGAAGGCAATACCACCAAACGTAAGAACGAACCAGCGGGCCATTTCAACCTCCAGAATCGGTGAGTGGGTCTTATGTCTTATATAGCGTACGCTAGGTCGGGGGCGGTTGGTTCGGTCTGAGGCGGTCGAGATCGATCAAATGGGTCCCATATTCAACGTCTGATAAGCTCGGTTATGTACACATACGCCCAAAACAGCAGGGATCATGCGTGTGTTGACGCTGTGCAGCTGCTGTGGTACGCGCGTGCTCGATCCTTCGCTGTCTCGACAATAACCACACCCCACCCCCCCTGCCCTGCCCTGCTAATGCTCTGCTTTTTTTTTGCTAACTACTAAAGTGATGGGCATGCCTTGCCGATAACTATTACAGCGACGGATCGCGAAGAGGCGGAAAGCCCCCATGATGGGATGTCGCTACCGTTGGCTTTACTCAAAGCAGGTCCGCAGCATGGAGGCGGGCCTCTGTGACCCATGCTACACAGCATCCAACTGGATACGGGCGGGTTGAAGCCAAAGCGTTCGGAGCCTTGAATGGATTTTTCAAAGCGGCTGGGCTGTAGAGCCTGTGGGATCGTAACCACCGAACGTGTCTCAATCTCAATTCCTTACGAAGTGAGGCCACTGGGCTTGCTCGATGTCTTAGACATTGTACCAACCCAGTGGTCCGGCAGCAAAGTTGAGCCTTCTAGTGGCGCTGCTGTTCGGCCTGAGGGACACCGATGACGGCCTAAGCTAATCAACACGAGTTCACACTTCTGAGAGGTACGAGAAAATGATAACGCTAATCATTATCGAGATCGGTCTTGTTTTGCTTCTTGTAGCAATCTGGCTGCTTGATACTGCTTTCGATGGGATCAACAAGGGTGCTCGTAAATCTAGATCGGCAAAGCGGAAGGCGAAGCGTGTGGTGAAGACTCACCGCACAACGCGGCCCAGTAAGAACGGCCGCAAGCCAAGCCCCCCGCCTGCTCCGAAGAAGAAGAACGACACCCCGCCGAAGCCCGTCGTGAGCAAGAGCAAGAAGCGACGACGACGCAAGAAGAAAAACAACCCGCCCTTCGATATTCAGAGTGTATGTCAGACAACTCAAACCACGACGATTGCGAGCTAGCCGAAAGCCCCCTCAGTGGGGCTTGTCGCAGGACTAACCGCCTGCGGCCTGATGAGGCAGGTTCCTTAACACTTCCCACGGAGAGAGAGCTATGAAGCAACGTAAGAAACGTGAAGTCATCGCAACCGTGCGGTCATCGTCAGGTGACAGGCACTACGACATCACGCGGAAGCCAAACGGGCAGCTTGACTGCTCGTGCTTTTCGCAGCGGTTTCGTAAGTTCCGGCAGGGCTTCACCTGTTGCAAGCATCTAGCAAATCTAGGAGCCAGTGCCTAGCACTGGTGGGCAGGGACGCCCAACAGACAGCCAGCGAACCCGCCTTCAAGTGGTGGCTGTTGTACGGCCTGAGCGACAGCTAAGACGGCCTAAGCTGAGCGGTTCGATTCACTTCCCCAAAAGGAGACTAGACATGAACCACCGAGAACAGCCTGTGATCAAGATTGAACAACTTGACAGGGCCATTGAGGTGCTGGAGAAACAGCAGGGGCTATACAACAAGGGCATCATCACTGAACGGGAACTGCACAACGCGGTTGTCGAGGTGATGGGCGGCCCCGAGGTCCTTGCCGTAATCCCGTTATTTCAGGCTGCCGATCAGGCTCTCGCGAAGATATCCTCATCGTCAATAGACGATTGGATCGGACGTCATATCAAGTTCCCCGAGTAGAGAAGAACAGAGGGGCTGACTACCATCAGCCCCTCAGGCAGCGACGACTCACCTTCACGGTGGTGCTGCTGTACGGCCCGAGCGACAGCTACGACGGCCTAAGCTGACGAGTCATTCACTTCCCCTTACGAGAGGACACATCATGAAATTCTTGCCGAGTAACGCCAAGACCAAAGCGCAGAACCATCTCGAAGTCGTCAGTGGCTATCGAGAAGGATGCACATTGGTTCCGGTGGCAAACGACACCGTGACGTGGAGAGATTGGGAGATTGAGCATTCTGACGACGGGTTGCTCGTTTCGAGAGAGTTCGCTCGTGGGTCATTCATCGGGTCCGACACATTTTCGGCAAGCCTCACCTGTGAAATGGTTGAGGGTGAATTGACCTGCTACGACACCAGCGGGCATAAATACGGCATGACAACCAATCTAAGTCAGACACTCAAGACCCAACTCGACACTATCTACGATGCGTACGCATCGGCTGGATTGTATGACGACCTACTTGAGAACAGGGAGTAGAGAACGGACAGGGGCGGACCTTACTACCATCAGGTTTGCCCCTGTTCAGGCACCAAGAGACACCTCCACGTGGTGGTGCTGGCACTCGCGGCCGCAAGGCGTAAGCCGACTAACGTCTCAATCACTTCCCCAAGAGGAGACAGAGATATGTTTGACATCATTAGACGATGGATTACCGTTGCTGATCCTGTTCGCTTCGCCAGTTGGTGTGGCGAACCAAGGAAGTCCTCGCTTAGCGACAAGCTAACGCACGAGGGCGGCAGCGATGGTGACCTGAAGGTCATTGAGTTTTGCGACAAGACTTGTGGAACGCTGATAGCACTGCACCTCCACCGACTCCTGAGGGAGCCTACTCCCCAGCGTGTGGCAAGGAGTGCTTTTGCGAGGGCGAGCGAGCAAGCCTGTCGGATACTCAGGGATCGCGGGGTCACCGTGGTTGACGAGTACGGATGTCCATTACTTGATGAAGAATAGTCTCAAGTGACCTGCCCCATGTGTCGATACATGGGGTAGGGATGACACCAAAGAGCAGCCTCCCCGTGGCGGTGTTGGACGGCCTGTGAGCCGAGAACGAATGCTCATCACTTTCTCAAGAGGAGAGAAGCTATGGACGCAATCAAGAGATCAAAGCCCTACACGGGTTACGAAGCGGACCCTGTTGGTGCGCCTGTGGATGCGGAAGACCGCATTCCCATGAGACACAACTTCACCAAGATCCTGATCATGGTCGCCAACTACTACGGTATTGGCGACACAGTTGAGGAGGCTAAGGCCGAACTCAAGAAGATCAGGGGGCGAGCCTTGAAGGTCAAGGAGGCCCAGATATGGTGGGTTGTGTCCGAGGACACTCAGGTCAGTAACGTTGACGGAACGCTGGTCTACCCGAAGGTGGGTAGCAAGCCTTTCGAGATCAATCGGATTGACGGCAAGTAGCAAGATGAGGCTTGACCTACCATCACGAACTGGTGGGACGAGGTGAAGCAAGTTGACGGCGGCAAAGCTCTGTTGCTCAATGCCAGCCAGAAAACCCAGCCCTCAGGTCACGCCTTAGGCACTACGGAGCAGCCGCCACGAGGCAGTGCTGGATAACCAACCAATGCTCCTGTTTCACTTCCCTTCACAAAGGAGAGACTCAGATGCAAGACTTGAACAGGGAACAGCTAGAAGGATTGGCAGGCCGTGTGTGGGATACGAAGGAACTCCAAGAGGACTACGAGGTGCGGCAGTTCGCTGCCCCATTCGTCGTGGTCACGAGGAAGGCCGACAATGTGATCGGCTCCCTTGAGTTCCAACACATGCCACGGTTTTACTTTGGCTTCGAGCCAACCCAAGAAAAAGTCGAAACTGAGTAGAAACAAGTAAAGTCCCCTGCACTGTGTGTCGATACATAGTGTAGGAACGAGAGATTGAGTGCAGCGAGTGCGTGACCGAGGGTGAAAATCGTGCGGAAAACGAGCCGCACTACCTTCTCGAAGTGAGAACGGGCCGAGGGTGAAGCCTCGCTGCACTCTCCTCTCTGCCCTTATAAACAAAAGGATGAGTGGGCGGTAATCGCCGCCCGATTGAGAACCATGAGACTATATTGACTCCGAAACGAGACATACCTCCCTCCTTTAGAATCGGATAGGGCTGGTAGTGCAGTAGACGTTTCCCTCGCCGTGTGAGCCTAGGTGACCACGGATGACACACGCTCTTACTCACTGCTCCAGCTACCGCATTACTACTGCGACAGGTCCCTTCACGTCCCTCGAGGGTCATGCGGTCTTCCGTTCTCAGTAGAGGCCCTGCTAGCAGCAGCAGGCGGTGGAACCGCCGATGTCTGTGGGTTATCTACAGGTCGGGCGTCGTTTACCGCCCACTCGTCAGACACCATGAGAGCCACCGTCAAGTGGTGGTGTTGTGCGGCCCGAGTGACAACCATGACGGCCTAAGCTGAGGCTCTCAGCCAGTAATAGCTGGCACCTGTAGAGGGGGCAGGTTATCCCCCTCACCACTCTCGAAAGGAGAGACTTATGAAGTTGGGACGTAATATGCCTGAGATTGCCCAAGAGGTCCAAGCGTTGCGGGACAACGGGAAGGACTTTGTGGTCAACACCAGAGCAATGGAAGCCGACGCCGCACGGGAACCATTTCCTGTGCATCAAGGTGGCGTGTTATTCGACATCTCGGATGACCTGCCGCCCCACTGGGCAACTGATCTCGCCCACGGGCAGATCGCTGCCGCTGCGAAGATTCCAAAGGCGTACTACGACAGGATGCGGGCCGAGTGCCCGAGTCTTCTCGCCACCAACATCAACCACTGGTGGAATGATGATGGCGGGAAGAAGCGTCTTGTCCGAACCGACGCCAGAACCAACACGGTTCGTGCGTTCCTCTCTGATCGCTACCGTCCTCTGGACAACTACGAACTGCTTGGCGCGATAATGCCAGCGTTCCAAGACAGCGATCTCGAAATGAAGTCGTGCGAGCTAACGGAGTCACGCCTCTACCTCAAGGCCACAAGCCCGAGGTTGGTTGGCGATGTCACCGTTGGCGACACGGTTCAGGGCGGGATTGTTGTGTCCAACAGTGAGGTCGGACAGGGATCCCTGAGGATTGACGAGTTTCTTTATCGGCTCGTCTGCACGAACGGGATGGTTCAGGCAACATCGGTTCGCAAGACCCACCTTGGACGTAGTACGGGCATCGGCGCGGTCGATGCTGCTCAGGAGTTCTACAAGGATTCCACCCGGAAGCTCGATGACGCAGCCTTCTGGGCAAAAATCAGGGACGCAGTCGACGCTATCTTTGACCAGAGTAGCTGGGAGGAGAGGCTCGACCAGCTTCGTGAGACTACCGACCGTCGCATTGAGGGGAAACCCCAGAAGGCGATTGAGGTTGTGCAACGTCGCTTCGGATTGTCCGAGGACGAAACCGACGACGTGATGTCCAACCTGATTGCTGGCGGCGACCTCAGCCAGTGGGGTATGGCAAACGCCATCACCCGTGCTGCTGAGAATCGGGAGTCTTACGACAGAGCCACTGAGCTTGAACAGTTCGGTGGTCGGCTGGTCGACTCGACTCCCAGCGAATGGCGGAAGATCGCCATGGCTGCGTAACTAACTTCACGCCCCCGCAAGGGGGCAGGCATCACGGAGCAGCCGCCACGTGGCGATGCTGGCACTCGCAGCCGAGAGGCGTAAGTCGACCAATGCTCCATTCACATCAACTACCATCAGGAGAGAAAGGAATGCTTACTCAGGAAGCTGGGTTTGTAATCGTGGGCCTTGTTTTACTAGCCGTTGTAGTTGGCTACATCAGCGGCAAGGCCCTTCACTCTTAGAAAGGAGTAGGTTGTGAAAGGCATTGAAGGAATCGATGCCCTGAGTAACCACGAGGAGTTCATGCTCTTCCGTGGTTGGAACTGGGACGGGTACAAGGACAGGTACTTGTCCCTAGGACTCACTGAACTGGAAGCGGTAACTATTTACGAGTCCGATGTGACCGAGTTACTGCGTTTGAGAAAGGAGAGAAGAAATGGCGAAGGTGATTGATTCTGAACTTCTGGTAACCAACAGGGGCCGCTCCCACCAATACCCGTGGGACGAATGGACCGATGGACAGACGTACGAGGTGGAGCGAGGAGACGATTTCGACTGCTCGCTCAACAGCTTCCGTAACGGCCTGTATTCCATCGCCAAGAGCTTCGGAAAGAAGGTTGTCTCTATGACGTTACCAGAGACAGAAAGCATCAGGTTTCGCTTCAGCGACAGGGACTTGACCGAAGACGAGAGTCTTGAGGACACGTCCACTGACGCTGGCAACACTCCACCGTTCTAAGGAGTCTAGGGGCGGGGTGTGCCGACAGGCCACCCCGTCCAATCGCCAATTACTTGTTCTAACACGAAAGGAGAAAAGTATGGCGTGCAAGGTGAAGTCCTTCTTCAAGGGAGGATCGTCACACGGGAACACCAAGTACCCGTGGGAAGTATGGTCAGATGGGAACATCTGGGAAGTAGTCAAAGACAAGGACTTTGACTGCACCACGCAATCCTTGATCGGCGCGGCGTGGAACTACGCCGCCCGCAACGGGTTGAAGGTTACCGTGCGGACCCGCAAGAAACTTGGGATTATCAGGATGAAATTCTGGAATCCTGCTCTCGTTGAAGACGACAACCCCCCTGCCGAGAAGGACGAGGCCAGCGGCATTGCCGATGGCATTACCAGTCCGCAACATACGCTCAACAAAGCCTTCGAGGATGTAAGAGACGAGCTTCTGGCACGCCTCACGCACCCCGATAGGACTGAACGAGAGTAGTGCGGACGAGCGGGAAGGACACGGCCTGAGCGGGGGTTCAATTCCCCCGCCCCGCTTTTTGCCCAGAGCGACAGACCGTCGCAATGCGGGCAGGGTGCTTGGCCCTACCAAGCGAAAGGAGAAATGTTATGGGATTGAAATGTGGAGTCTACTGGAACAGTCACAAGAGGCTGTTCTCAATTCGGAACGAGGATACCTCCACGCGGGAACTCCCCGACTTTCACTACGGCAAGGTGATAGCCCACGCCCAGCATGTCTGGATGGGGGCGTCATCATTCCAAGTCAGCGAGGCTGGCAGGGAGAGGGCAAACGACGAGGGGCGCAAGAACGTCCACGCTCGTGTGCTCGGAGATGTCATCGCAATAGGGGGACAGTGGCACTTTCCGCACTCAACCTTAGAGGGCGGCAAGTTGCTATCTGACACCTACTACAGGATCGACATCTTCCGAGCCACATTTGACCTCATCTCTGCTCGCGTGAAGGTGGACGACCATCCATCTCTCGGAGCCTCGGGGATTTGGAGACAGACCGGAGCGACGGGACTCTCAGACTCGGATCCGGGGACACATACCGTCCATTACACACCTTGGGCGGGTCCTGCCGGTTTCACAACCTTCACAAACGACGATGTGTGGTCTGTGGAGGCGTCTGAGGCGGTGGAGCTTTCCTGCATGATCGCAAAGACGGACAGCCCAGAAACGCTTAGGCGTCCATGTGTTGTCATTCCTGCGGTTGGAAGTGTTCTTAGACCTGTTGAACAGCCAGTAGGGGCTGACCACTACTTCGCAGAAGTAACCCAGACCATCTAACCTTTGGGGCCGGTGTTGGGGACACCCGCACCGGTCCACTCAGTCACTTGTCACTTTTACGAAAGGAGAGAGTTATGATGTTGTTGTCGAATAAGAACTCCAAGGTGGTCAAGACCAACGGCAAGATGCTGGACTACACAATGTGGGTCATGCACTTGTCGCCATCGGATACCTCTGGGTTCGGCAACGTGTGCGGGAGCGAGACAACGGGGTGCAAGAACGGCTGCTTCCGTAACTCTGGGTTTTTCAAACTCAATAAGGTTATGGCGGCGCACGACGAGAAGACCCGCTGGTTCTTTGAGGACCGAGAGGGCTTCAACCGTGCGCTCGAGGCAGAATGTACTCTTGCCCACTCCCACGCTAGCCGCAAGGGCCAGACGGCGGTAATCCGCCTGAACGGTACTTCCGACATACGCTGGGAAGATGAAGCCCCGTCACTTTTCCATTCAGCCCCATGCCAGTACCACGACTACACCAAGCACGCAGATCGCGCGGAGCAATCTGTCATTGGTTCTAGTTGGCCTGACAACTATTACCTGACGTTTTCTCGGTCAGAGAATAACGCTGGGCAATGTGTCATGCTGCTGGACATGGGCGTGAATGTATCAGTCGTATTCCGCACCAAGCCGTTTCCCGAGAGGTACTGGGACTACCCCGTCATCGACGGGGACGACCATGACCTTAGATTTCTAGACCCGAAGCCCTGTGTTGTTGGGCTGCTCGCCAAAGGCGCGGCCCGTAAAGACACGACAGGCTTCGTGGTTGACTGGACCGAAGCTGAGTCCGAACGGATGATGACTGAACTTCTCACGATGAGTTGACGCAAGGCCCCAGCGAGGTAATCCCTCGTTGGGGCCTTTTTTTTGTGGACTACCATCAAAAACGACCGCCGTATTTGCCCTGTACGGGCCTCGGGCGGGCCATCCCGATGGATAGGTCATCCTGAATCTGTCAAGATGGGGGGTCTAGGCGGGCGAATTGAAATCGCCCCACTCCTTGGCAATGGACCTTGGCGGCATCCAAGCGACAGGACCCTTCTCCGCTCTGGGGTCACCATTGGCAACCCACTCGGCCTGAATGGCTTTCTTGCCTTCCTCTATTTCTTCCAGCGTGGGAACGTAGTTAGCCGGACGATCCTTGTACCTGTCCTTACCCATGTCAAGTACCTCTCCCTCCAATGCCCACCCGCCGTAACCGCACTCTGGGCACAGCCTGATGAGCTTGTTGTAAACACCTGCGCATCGTAAGCACTGCTTGTTCCAGACGGGAACATTGTCACGCATGAATGCTCTTAGTTCAGGCGTTGACGGCTTAGTCTTTCTCTTTCTTAGCATGCCCGTTCTCCCGTAATGATTCGCCCCAGTCAGTCCCGTCGCTAACGCTTGTCACGTTCCCAATCGTTCTTCCGTACTTCCCTGTCCTGTACTCTGTACTTTGGATCATCACCTTCCCGCCAGTTAGACGACACAGTTCCTTCACGTGTTCTTTTGCCAGTCGGCCAGACTCCCTGTTCTCCCCGCGAACCTCCCATGTGTCAACTCCCTCCAGACGGACCCTGATTTTTCGGTACGTGTCAAAGCCGCAGCTTACCATCAGGTCGTAAGTGTCGCCATCAACAACCCGAAGTACGCTGGCTTCCCTAATAAACTCGTCCCTCAGCACACTTCCCCCCAAGGCCAATACTTGACCCAATCGTCGTAGGATCAGATTTCCAGCTTCCCCATCCGGTGCAGGCAGGGAAGCTCAACAATGTCGCCCGGCGATGCTGCCGCTGGCTTGAGATTAGAGGCAAACCCTTCGCCAATGTAGCCGGACATCCTGAGACACGTGAGCACAAACTCAGAACAGAAGAACCTGTCTGGGTCCACGTCCAGTGGACTGCCCTTCTTGTCCATGTACCTGCGAAGCCAGCGACACCAAGTGCGGGCGAACTGCCACCACGGCGCGTAACGCTTTCCCCAGTGTGACAGGGCATGCTTGACCAGCTTCTGCCTGTCGATCTTGCTGTCCTCTGGCTTGTATAGCTCGTACCAGTCAATCCAGTCGCCGTCACTCAGGCATTTGGAAACTGGGATCACCCTGATGCCGCGACCTTCAAGAGCTTCCATGCAGCACAGTCGTCCGTGCATCCACAGGGCGAACCCCACATGAGACGTTCTCGACTGCGTGAAATACCTGATGACCCACGAGTACCAACGAGTACCACGGAAAGCCAGAACATCACCGTTCCTGATCTTGCCCCTTGCGTTTTGGTACTTCACTTTTCTTCTCCTGTTTCGTGTCAGGTTTTCCTAGACCAAGGGTGTACCCAGACCCCGCTTCAGCTACAGGGCGATCCAGAAGCATTGGGATCAGGTAGGCCAGCCCGCCGCCGCTTGCCAGTGCAGACACCAGCATGGTGGTTAGCAAGCCCTTTCCAATTCCCGCCGACCCAGCCTTAGGCTCTCCGTTTGTATTGTTCACGACATCTCCTACATGAATGTTGCCCATGTCGCCTTCCTCGTAGTTTTCGAGGTGGGTCTTGTTGTGAGCGCGAACAACGTCCCTGTTGATCTGCATGAGGTCCGCAAGGTCTGAAACCTTCAGGGCCTCCTCAGCCATCCTCACCCCGAACCACTTCTCTGCCATCCTGTCCCGTAAGCTCTTCCCAAACACGTCTTGCCTCCTCGGCGCGGTCCTTTATTAGATCAGGGAGGCCCCCCCGTAGGGAAGCCCCCCTGATGTGTGCGAGGCGTACCGACAGATTGTCGGCCATCTGGCCTGCCTCAGCACGGGGGGACATGGTCAAACCCCTGACGGGGCTGTGTTGCGAGCCTTGCCTGATCCACTCTCTTCAACGATGCGATGACCCAGAGCCTCGGCCTGAGAAACCATGTTCTTGGCCTCTTGATGCTCGTAGCGGATCACTTCGAGGAGTGCCGTCATGCCGTTTGCGGCATGCTGGGCACCGTTCATGGCGTGGAGCTTGAGCATCGCATAGTCATTCGCAGCAAGTTCAACTGATTCCTGTGGCATCACTTTCTCCTGATTTCTGGCAACAGTAGCCTAATTGGGGTCCCTAACGGATAGGACTCGTCTGCTAAAACCTTCCCACTGACGGGGTCCAGTATCTGAACCCTTGTCGGCGTGTTCGCAATCCGGCGAACTATCTCTCTCAGCTTTTCGTTTTCGCTCTCCATCTTAGATAGTCTTTCGATCACCCCCTTCAAGGCAATGGTCCTATCTTTATCCGAGTCGAGAGGCGGGACCCTGCTCCCGTCCCATTCTACTTCACCGGCTGACAGCTTGTCAGAGTTCTTTTTCAGGAAAGCGTTCAGCTGCGACTTGGTGCATGAAAACAGGTGCTTATGTTTTTCCGACCCGTGGGAAGTTATTCCAATTAGCTTGCCGTTGCAATAGACGCCACCACCGGAGTCACCGTTATTGAAGTCGCCGTCCGTGACCCTGAACTGGAACCTCTCGGCTTTCAGGCTTGTGATGTGGAACTTGCCCTCGTACTCGAGTTTTTTCCACCTTGGCCCCCTGCCCTTCGGGTAGCCCCACCCTTCACACTCCTTGGCGATCTTCTCCTTGTCCGGCATAACAGCCGCCATCACTCGCTTGGTGTCCTTGGACCACACCTTGAATAGAGACAGGTCGCTAGAAGTATCCTCGGACACCCACCTAGCGTATCCGCCAGTACCATCAGGGTTCGTGAAGCTGGTGATTGCACCGACCTCTGGGGTGCAGTGCTGTGCGGAGATGCCAACAGACACCTCTGGTCCAGTCTTGATGATGACCCCTGTGCAGCCGCCGATCTTAACCGTGGCGTTGTAGTACGACGGGCGTGAATCCTGATCCCGCTCCGAGCCTAGGGTAAGAAGTGGCAGCAACAGCAGTGCTAGGATTTTTCTAACCATAGGTCTAGAGCCTTCATAACAACAGGTATCAGCAGTGTCGCCACCACGGCGAGTGTCCTTAGTTCTGTCCTCAGCTTCACAACCTGTGTCGTCAGGCTGTCACCGTTACCCTTCCAGATGATGTCCTCTATCTTGGACAGCCTAGTGGTTTGGGAGTCTATACACCTCCAAACCTGACCGTCGTCCCCCTCATCGCCCAGTTCCGACTTTGCTTTTTCCTCTAGGAGAATCACCCTCCGCTCCAAGTCTTCCATTTGAGTTCTCTGCATCTATGTGTGTAACGGCTACGGCTATAGCTGACCAGATGTCACGCTTCGCTCCATACAGCGGGCCGGGGCTTTTCTTATTCCCGATGCCTTTTTCCTTCCCGCCGAATCGGTCTATGAGTGCCTGCCGAATGTTTGGGTCCTTTGCTCTCATATTCTGACACAGATTCATCTTCACGTCTTTTCTGAAAACGTAATGAACAGCAGAAGCAGGCTGCTTTTGTTTCCATGATTCGTGGAATCTCCCCACCCAGACACACGTTTCAAACACCTCTGCCCCAACTGGCATGCCGTAGCAAGCGACCATTTCTATAGCCAGTTCCGCCTCGGGCCACTTGAGGGCGACGTATTGCAGGTCGCTCATAACCCTGTCGTTTTCATCTATCCCCATCAAGACCGGCCACCCGTCCTCCAGCACCGCGTATGCGGAGATAGACGGGCCGGGGTCTATGGCTACAACGCTAGTCATCACTTCTTTCCGACAGCGGCATGAGCCGGTTTATGGGGACCATTATGCAAGGCTCCATGTCGGCAGAGTCACCCCTGTCAGTTCGGCCCATGAAGCTAACAGGGAAAGTCTCGTCGGTCACGTTCAGGAACACGTCTTGGTCCAAGTACCTGATTGCCAAGTAGACCGGAATCCCGCTATACCTTCTTATCGTGTTCATGTTCACCCACTTCATCAGGGCCAGCATGTAAGTTGGGTAGCGTTCCTTCTCGATCTTGCGGTGCTTGACCTCCACAAAAAACTTGAGGTCAGCCCCCGGCTTGTCGTGGCTGAGAGCCATGAAGTCAACATGATAGAAGGGGCGAGTCTTCTTTAGAACGCACCCCCATTGGTTCTCGATAACACGAGAAAAGGAGATTTCCTTCCTGCGATCACCGCTGCTCTCATAAACAGGGCGGCTCAATTTCCTTCTCCCCGTGGTTTATGACACCAATCGCAACTCTGAGGTTCTCTATGGACTCGGGAGTGCCGGGCACTGACGCCAGATACCTATCCCAAGCCTCACGGCACTCTTTCTCCAACTTCTTTACTGTAGCTCTCTCCGGGCCGGACACTGCGAAATCCTCTCGTACGCAGATTGGAATTCCCTGTATACCCGCTCCCTGTTGTATTCAGTAAGGTCGCAAAACGTACTCCACCCTATTGACGACACGGCCTTGCAGACCTGCTCTGGCATGTGGTCCCTTGCTTCCCTAAAGCCCTTGATCCCGTACTTACCGACAAGGGAACGAACACCATCCCAAGCCTTTGATGTCGGGATTTCTGGCTCACCACTACCCCACTCTTCCCTGTCGTCGTCCCACCTCTCTTGGTTAAACCAAGTCGCTGGGTACGGGGTGTACTGTCGGTCCTGACCATTCCGGGCCTTTGAGTATGCTTCCACTGCCTCCATTAGGACTTCAAAACTTTCTTTCTGCAATGCCTTCTTGATGGCTCTGACCGCAGCACCTCGCGCCACCTTCCTAGGATAGGACTTGTAGAGGGCAATCGCCTGTTCTTCCAGATTCATTTTCATCTCCTTTTGTGGGACATCGGCCTCACCCGCTTCTTCTTGGCCGTCTTCGTTCTTGGGAATGACCTGTTCTTGGAGGACGACTTCGCAGTGAGATTCGACCTCTTGTTGTTCTTCGCGTTTCCGTCCTTGTGGTGAACATCCTTACCGGCAACCTTAACCCCAGCCTTCTTCAGCTTCGCCCTAGCCCTCCCCCGGCTGGCCCTCTTTCCCTTCTCAGCTTTCTCTGCGTTCTTCTTCTTCTGCCAGTCATAGTTTCGACCAGTTGCCTTGGTAGTGCCCTTCTTGGCCGTCTTCTTCTTAGCCATGTTTCTTCCTCAATGCCCTGATGAAGTAGTGTCCAACGAACCCACCTATCCGGTTCATCCCTATCTTTCTTCTATAGTAGTTTTCCAGCCTAGTCAGAGGGCACTCAAGCCCCCTAGCCAGCGTCAGAAATAGTATCGACGACATCGTTGGAATATAAACGTACCACTCGGTCGCGAACGGCAAGACAAAGAAAGCTATCGCGTTTGTGACTATGACGGAGGAGTGAACCAGAACAATAGCTTGCAGGATGACCCTATTCATCTTCCGGCCAGTCCTCCAGTTCTCCCTCTTTGTGCATCTGGCACATCTCCTCCCACATATTTATCCCCTGCTGCATGCTAAAGTGCATGGACGCCAGCTTACACTTGGGACACTCCACACCGCTGAAGTGATGACCAACGACTTCCATGTAGTGCTCCTTCAGGTCGGGAGTAACATTACAGTACGGGCACTTACTCACAGGGTCCAACATGCGTATCGCGGCCTATTGGGGACACTTACCTTCCCCCGTATCGTAGCATTGTCTGCCTGCCAGCTGCGCGTTTAGGTTTTGTGTCCCCCTAGGATGTCGGCCAGACAGAGCCTAGATTTTCGCGCTCCCAGCATCCGGTTTGCGAGACCAGTTGGGTAACAGACCCATGGGGCATACAGGCGATGAAGCTGAACCGCCCTCATAGTTTTACAGCCTCGAATTTCCCACATGGTTGCCACAATTCACTCATAGTTTTGACTTGCAGGGGCCTCCTTGCCCCATGTGGTCATCCTGACCAAAAGCCGTTGTGCCCGACTTGAACGGGCAGGCGACCGTGGACGCGACAACGGCTGGGGGTCACTACTCCCCCATCCCACGAAAGGAGTTCCCTATTAGAACGGAGTGTCTTCTTCCGTCACAGTCGAAGCCACGGCCTTCTTAGTGGTCTTGTAGAGACGGTCGAGCTTCGCAGCGATACTGTTATCGTTGGAGATCGTCGTCTCGGGAGTACCCTTGAAAGGAAACTCGAACCCATCCCAGACCTTCCCGTCAGGAGAGGTAGTGTGCTTGTTCACAAGCCGAACCGTCTTTCCTGTCAGGTCACAGTCACCGCCCGGCTCGAGGTCCTTGAAGCTGCCTTCCCATCCCATTCCGGTAAGCTGCTCCTTGGACCGGTCCACGTTCGCCTCGCTGTTCATCCACAGCTTGACTGTACGAGTGAACGGTGAGTCCACGGCGAACTCGCTTCCCCCTTCAAGATAAGTGTGAGGAAGAATCTCGATGCCAAAGTAAGGCGTCTGGTTCTCACCAGCGTAACCGTAACCCTGACCCATGACCGTGCAGTCGTAAGTGCCTTCGTTGTACGAACTCATTTCTCAGTCCTCGACTTTTTGATTTCAGCGAAAAGGTTATTCCAAGCCTCGGTCCCGCTGTTGCCTCCTTCAATTTCTGCGGGGAGTCCAAAACGGGACTTGGCGTCAAAGGCCGCGCTGTGCTGGGTGTGGATGACACGTGAGTGACCACCCTTTCCCTTTGCCCTGATGCCAGACTCG